ATCGGAGCTGTAGAGGACGTTGGCCCACGGCACGAGGCGGATCGCGTCGTTGACGGCCACCACGGGGACCCGGCCCCGCAGCGGCGCCACCGCCAGGTCCGTCAGGGTCGGCCCGCTGGCGACGACGGCCACCGTGGCGCCGGGAAACGTCGGGAGGCTAGGCAAGGCTCGGCCTCCGCAGTCCATGCAGCTTCCGCCGGATGTTCGGCTTGAGCCAGGCGCCGGCGTCGACCGCTTCGAGCCGCAAGTCGGCGTCATCCCCGCGGAAGCGGTAGTAGTCGCCGAGCGTCTCGAGGATGGCCGCGACGACGATCGCGTACTCGAGGTCGACGGTCGGGTCGGTCGCGTCCGTCCAGTCGTTCTCTTCGCGGTCGAGGTACTGGAGGATGGCCGCCGTCGCCGACGCGAGCTTCAGGGTGATGTCCGCGAGCTCGATCGCCGCGGTGTCGGGGTCCAGCTTCAAGTGCTGCCGCGCCTGCTCGAACGTGACCAGGGTGGTCGCCATCAGTAGCGGACCCCCGGCAGCCCTTGCGCGCCCCGATCGCCGGACTTGCCTTGTGGCCCGGCCGGCCCCAACTTGCCGGGCTCGCCGCGCTTGACTGCCAGCGTCCAGGCCTTGCTGGTCTCGATCGGCCGCACGCCGGTGTCCTCGGCCGCGATCCAGAGCGAGCCGGCATACGTCACGGCGTCGCCGACTTCGTACGTCGCGTCTTTCTGGTAGTAGCCGCGATAGAGGACCGCCGGTGTGTGCCAGGTCCCCACGACCGCCCCATCGGCGGCGCGTGTGACGATCACCGAACGGCCCTCTGCACGGAACGTGACGCCCTCGAGCGTCCCATCTTTGCCCGCCGCGCCGTCGACGCCGTCGCGTCCAGGCTTCCCGGCCTCACCCGCAGGACCGGGCACCCCAGGCAAGCCGTCGCGCCCGTCGCGGACGGTGAGCGTGGCGATGGCCGTCTCCACGGCTCGGTCGACGGCGCGTTGGACGTCACGCGCGACCAGGCGCTCGAGCGCCGGCGCGATCTCTTCGAGCAACTGGACGACGGCAGGACTCATCGGCTCAGCCTCAGGAGGTTGCCCTCAAAGCCGCCCTGGTCGACGATCCGCCAGCCGTTGTCGGCGCGGAGCACGTAGCCCGGCCAGTGCGGCGCCGGGTCGACACTCAAGCCGCAGGCGAGTTGGTCGTTGTCGAGAATCTTGAAGTACGTCCGGTTGGCGCCCTTCTCGGGTTCGTTGTGCGGGCTGTCGGTGTTGTAGCGGTCGCGGTGGTGCACCGGACACGGCCCGTCGTCGTACTCGGTGCCGCGCACCAGTTTCTCCGTCGTGCCGGCGCGGACATCGAGGACCGTCGAGCGCCACACCGCACCGACGGCTTCGGCCGCGGCCATCGCGTCGGGCGTGCCGGACATGCGGCAGTTCTGCAAGTCGTTGTCGTGCGATGAATCAAACGAACTGAAGCCGCCGTGCAGGCAGCCGCCAGCACCCATGATTTCGCAACACGCGGCGTTGTCGGCGTGCTGGCGCGGCGTCGTGCCTTCGCCGATGCGCTGCGGTTCGCCCGAGATGGCGGGAATCCGCGCGGGCTTGAACGCGCCGAGCCCTTCGTACTGGATTTCGTAGAGGACTTTGCCCTTGCGCGGCCAGTCCGGCGTGCGCTCGAGATGCTTCGTCGACCACTGGAGCCACGACCCGCAGGCCTCGGGATCGGTCGGCGGACTGGACTCGGGCCACGAACTGCGCGTACTGATCGTCCCCTCGAAGGCGGCCCGATCGAAGCGTGACGCGATCGCGCCGTTCTTCCAGTCTTCGTTGTTGACCTCAAGGAGCACGTTCCCCGTCCGCTTGCTCATCTCGATCAGTTCGATCAAGTGCTCGGCCTGGCCGGCTTCGTCGTGGTGCCCGCTCGGCGTGATCATCCACACCGTCGAGCCCGGCACCTGATCGCAAAACGCGGTCAAGTGGACATAGAGCCCGGCCGCCTTCGCGTGCAGCAGCGCCGCCTCGAGGTCCTCGTAGTACGTGCGATGGAAGAGGCCGGTGATCGGCGAGTAGTCCGTATTCGCCCACATCGCAAACCACCGCACCGTGTTGGCGCCGAGCCGGAGACACGCGCCGTAGTAGTCGTCGACCCAGCCGACCTCGTCGCGCGCGTAGAGCTCGGGCGCGCGAAAGGCGGTGACGCTGCGGCACTTCCAGATCGCGCCGGCTTGCTTGATCGCACAGCCCTCAATCGAGAGCGGCGAGACGGTCGTCCGCCCGTTCGACGGCGCGGCGCCGGCGTCCTGCGATCGCAGCCAGTGCCCGACGTCCATTACGGCTGATCCCACGGGCCGCCTCGCGGAATGAGTCCGGTGTAGTGATCGCGCAGCACGACGTAGGCGCCGGGGACCGCGATGAACGTCTCCCACGCGCCCGGTACGGTGCCCGGGTCGCCCCACTGGTGATCGCCTTCCGGCGTCACCTTCAGCACACGGCCGTCGAGTGCCGTCAGCGAGATGAACGGGCGGCCGTCCTGGCCGGCGTCCTGGTGCGGGCCTTCGATCACTTCATCCGCGAACGGGCGCTTGAGCTCCAGCGTGATCAGCGCGTGCTTCGGCATCAGTGGGCCTCCCAGTAGCGGGTCAACCAGGCCCCGGCGCCCGCCGCCTCGAGCTCCGCGTCGGCGTCCGGGACGTCGTCCTCTTCAGCGGGCGCAGGCGCGGCGGAGGAAAACGGATCGACCTGCGCGTCGCGTTTGGCCAACGCACTGAGGCTGAAGTTTTGTTGCTGGAGGTACGGCGCCTCGCCCCCGGCGACCGGGCCGAGCGCGAGGTACCGCGCGCGCGCTTCGTTGGGCGCCATGCCGCCGCCCTTGATGGCGTCGGCACTCGCCTTCACCAGCGTCGCCGTGTCCATTCGCATGAGATCGTCGAGGTCCATCTCGGTGCCGATCGGCCGGCCACTCGCGTTCTTCGTCATCTCGAGCCCCTCGTCGAGCAGGAGCTCGATGCACTCGATGAGGTTTTGCAAACATTGCGAGTAGTACTGAATCTGGAGCGACTCGGAATTGCTGTTCGCCGGCATCGCGCCAATGCCGATCAGGTACGGCGGGACATGAAACGCCGTGCACGCATTGGTCGCCGTCCATTGCAACTGTTCGATGAGCTGCGAGTCGGTCGCCGACATCGCCATCTCTTTGTAGCTGAGCCCGTCACTGAGGACCGCGACCGCACCGTAGTTGTCGCCCCCGTAGGCTTGCTGCCAGACGGCTTTGATCTCGTCGATCTTCTCTTGCGGCACCGCGCCGGGCGCCGTCACGATGCCCGACGGGACCGCGCGATTCATAAAGAACTTCGCGGAGTTGCTCTGAATCTGCAGCCCCGCGAGCGCGGACACGCCGCAGGCGTAAATCGGCGACACGCCGCACAGCGGGTGATAGAGCGGGATCATCACGTCGTGGATGATTTCCGACTGCGGCACGGTGACGTCGTCGGGGACTTGCGAGAGCAGATCGCGCTTGACCTGGTAGTAGACGCCGCCGTCGGGCGCGACGAGCGGCGTGACGCACGTCGGGTCGAGGATGTAGAGCGCGGTGACGACGCCGCGCTGGTCACGTTGCTTGATGACGTAGGTGTTGCCGTGGATGAGCTTCGACGTGATCCACTGCTCGTAGAACTTGATGCGGTTCTGGTAGCGATTCGGCTTGCGGAGCACTGGCGTGTGCGCGGTGTTCTCGGTTTCCTGCCAGATGCCGTCGGTGTCCTGCTCGACGAGCCGAATGCGGAGTTTCCCAATATCGGACGCGATCAGCGTAATGCAGGCGTAGACGGCGGCGTGCGCGAGGACCGTCTCCGCGGTGGCGGTGACGTTCTGCTGCCACGCGCCCGGGTACGACTCCCGGACGATCGGCCACCAGCCGCCGCCCCCATTCCGGCCGTCGACCGCACTGAGGCTCTGGCCCGCGACGCCTGCGCGTCGGAACTTGAGCCCCAGACCGAGAGTCTTCCACCACGCCACTCACGCCTCCGTCAGGTGGATTCGGCCTCGAGGTCGCGCCGCTTGTAGCGACGACGCGACTTGGGGACTGGTGCCGGATCCAGAATGGCCACCACGTCGGGCGCCGGGGCTCGCCGCGGGCGCGTCAGCGAGACCAGCCCTTGCCGCGCCTTCACCGCCGCATCGATCGGCGTCATGGTGACGAGCTCGCCCGCGCGTAGCCCGCGGCCCTGATAGCTGAAGGCCGCGCGCGCCTGGACGACCACCGTCTTCGTCATCGTTACGACCCGCTCGAGCCGCCCCAGACGACGTCTTCCATGTAGACCACGGCGCCCGTGCGGAGCTTTTTCCAATTGATAAACCGTTCCGCCCGCAATGCGAGCGAGTTGGTTTGCCACATCGAGACCAGCGACGTGCTTCCGGTCGGGACGCCGCTGGCGCCGACCGGCGCATCGGACATCTCGAGCGAGGCTTCACGGCTGGCATCGACCGTCACCTGGCCGTCATCGGCCAGCGCAATCGCGTCGGCATTCGCCGCGATCAGCATGTCGCCCGTCGCGGCCGTGTGCGCGTGCTGAGACACGATCAACGGCAAGCCCTCGAGGGTGCCGCCCGTCCGCGAGCTGCCCGGAAATTCGGGTTGCCCGAGCGCGTTCCGCAGCAGCGCCAGCGAGAGGCCCACGGCGGGCGTCGTGATCAGCACGACGTTCGTCACATCCTGATTGCTGCTCACGAACGCGCCGAGGAGCGCCTTGATGTCGGCGCGGATGTCATCGGCCGTCGACCCACTCGACGTCAGCGGCGTGACGCCGTTGGTGATCGACGCGGGCGACACATTCGCGACCAGCGCCTTCGCGGGATCCACGAAGTCCTTATCGAGCCGCGCGACGAGCGCATTGCGGAGCGCATTGCGGATCAGGGTCTCGGCGGACGGGGAGGAAAACCGCACCAGTTCCTCGGAGATCGCACTGATGGCCGCGACTTTCGAGAAGCCGAGCGGCGTCCGATCGAACGTGAAATTCATCAGGGGCTTGGCCTTGCCCTCCCCGACCCAGTAGCCCTCGCCGCCGCTGGTTTGTCCGGCGATGCCGACATTGAACGGCACGCGCATCAGGTCGGGCACGCCGCCCTGGCCGAACTTGCCGAGAATCGTCTGCGGCTGGAACCACTCCAGAAATTCCGAGGCGAGGTTGGTCGGGTCCATGAGCGCGCTGGTATTGACCGTCGTGTGCGCGGGCACCGCCGTCCGCTCGAGGTACTGATGCACGCGGTGATTGTCGGGATAGCGCGTCCGGGCGTGCGTGACCGACGAGGTCCCCGGATCCATGAAGGCGGCCAACTTGCAGATCACCGCGCGCGTGAACTCGATGCCCGGCGGCAGGTTGTCGCGCAAGTAGATCCGCGCGGGCGCCTCGCCACTCCGTGAGGCCGCCGCCGCGCTCGTCGACGTGCCGTGCACGGGCACGGCCGCGGCCCGGTTCGTCGATTCGAGGACCTCGAGCCGCGCCAGATGTTTCGTCAGCTCCGCTTTCTGATCGGCGAGCGCGTCGTACTCGGCCGACTGCGCGTCATCGAGCGTCCGGCCCTCGGCGCCGGCGGCATTCATCAACTCGGCCATGCGCGCGACCTTGGCGTCGCGCATCGCGGTGAATTGCGTCAGTTGTTCCAGCGTCGTGGGTGTCGCCATAGCTGCGCTACTCCTAGTGAGGTAAGGCGCATCAATCGCCTTGATGGTGTCGATGCGGGCGTCGGCGTTGGCCGGCACCGCGACGAGGGAGAGTTCGAGGATTTCGATCTTGGAGAACTTGAGGCCGCCGTTTTTCATGTGCTCGATGCCGCCATCGAGCGGGCGGAAGCCAATCGAGACGCCGCGAATCAGCCCCGCTTTGAGCGAGTGCCAGGCCTCATCCACCCGCGCCTTCAGCGTGCCGCCCTCGGGAATCGTCGGCAGCGTGGCGCGGAAGCGAATACCGGTGTCGCCGGCGGCCTGCAGCGCGACGGTGCCGACCGGCAGCCGCGCGTCGTGAAAGAGCAGAAGTGGGAGGGGATTCGCAAACGTGGCGCCGCGGGACTCGATCACGTCGCCCATGCGATCGGTCGTCGGCGTCGTCGCGACCCCCTCGAGACTACGGAGCTCGGCGTCGAGCCCCTTGACGTCCAGCACCGAGTAGGCGCGATAGACCACGGACGAAGAGCGTAGAACTTCGCCAGCGTGCAGTGTTTTTGTAGTACCGAAACTAGCGCGGGGGCCGAAGCGCGTTGAGCAGGGCGCCGCGGACAAACGCCGAGACGGAGAGGCCGCGCTTATTCGCCGCAGCAATCAGGCGGTCGTGATCGGTGACGGCAATCTTCGTGGAAACCGACGAGCTGGGCTCGGCCCGCGGACGTCCAGGCCGGCGCGGGCCGTCCGGATCGGGCACGGGGCGGACCGGGTCGGTCACCGCCGGCCCCCGACCACAAACACCGAGTACTGCGGCGGCGGCGCCACGCCGGCCGCCAGCATCTTGATCGCCATCAGCGCCGCGACGACGCCGTCAATCCGTTTGCCGCCGGTCTTCGGCTTCACCGGCCGGATCCGGCCGCCGTCGTCGGTCTTGATGGCGACGTTCTCGACGTGATGGCGCAGCACCCGGTGCCCGCCATGCGTGACCCGGCCGGCTTTCACCAGCGCCTCGAACACCTGGGCGGGTTCGGACAAGTGGGTGTAGTTCTGGAGCACCTCGGCGACCTTCAGCCCCGCGCGGTCACGGAGCGACGTCGCGAGATCGGTCGCGAAGGCCGGATCGTAGCCGATGGTGCTTTGCTTCAAGCGCGGGAAGCGCGGGACGATCTTCGTCACGATGTCCTGGTAAATCCGCGAGTAGTCGATGACGCCGCCTTCGGTCGCCGTCACCAGGCCATCGGCCACCCACTGCGAATACGGCACGCCGTCGCGCTGCTCGCGCTCGTGCATGGTGTCGCGTGGAATCCAGAAGAACGGCACCAGCGCGATCGCATAGTTCAAGTCGACGGTCTTCGGCGCGGGTG